TCAATCCAATTTCATTTCGCGTCTTAGTACATTCAAGTCGTTGTGTACATATATTGCGGCTGTTACAGATATGTCTGAATGTCCCATTACCTTTTGAATGGTGTATATGTCAACACCGTTCTCACGGAGTGTAGTTCCATAGGTGTGTCGCAGCTCATGGGGAGAGAGTGCTAAAAGACCAGTATCTTCTGACATTTGCTGCATGAACTTCTTAAAACCTTTAGCATAGGTGCTTACTTTGGCGGGCGTGTTTTCAGCACCGATAACAAACACTTCTGCATCTTCGGCGAATTGCTTCAAGTATTCGGTAAGTTCTTCCGGCATTGGGATTGCTCTTACGGACGTTTTGGTTTTAGGCTTATCAATAATTATCTTGCCTTTGGTTTGCGTAACAGCTCGTTCTATGTGCATTATTTTATTATCGAAATCTATATCTTTCCATTTTAAGCCGAGAAGCTCAGAACGGCGTATACCTGTATTAAGCATGATAACAATATCTTTTCTGCCGTGCGTTTGTGCATATTCCTCGCACTTACGGGCTTCTTCTTTTGTGTATGCAACTCGGCTTATAGTTTTAGCTACTTTTTGATACTTTATATTTTTTACTGGATTCTTATAGCAGAGATCATTGTCTATTGCCGCGTCAAAAATAGATTTCAATATCATTTTATGCTTATCTAATGTTGAGTGAGCGAGCGGTTCGCCGTTGCTTTCAACCTGATTAAAATACTTTTGAACATCGATCTGTTGTATTTTTGATATGTGAGCCTTGCCAAAGTAGGGGATAAGGTACTTTTCCACATTTGACTTGTAAGTGAAATTGTAGGTGTGCTCTTTTACTACACCTTTTTTGTATGTGTCAAGCCATTTCCTTGCCCACGTTTCAAACGTCATTACTGACGGATCTGGAAGTTCTCCTGTCTTTTCATAAACAGCTTGATTAATCTTATATTCCTCTGCCTTGGCTCTTGCGTCTGCTTTACTTATAGAACTGTAGAAACTTTTTCTTATAAGTTTGCCGTCAAAATCATGCCCGATAGTAATTTTTACTTCATACATACCACTTGCATGATTCGGCAGCTCTTTCCGTGGTCTCCCCATAAAAATCACTCCTTCGTGTGAACGACCATTTTAATAATTATCGCTGCTCAACACATCGAAATGCCGCCTGTAGCGTTTCGGAATATTGATACCTACAAGATATCCTATTGAGTGCAGAAAGTCGGAAATAACGGCAAATCCGTCCTTGTAAAAGGCTTCTATGCGCTTATCCTTGAAAGGAATGTTCTTATAATCGGGCGGGCATACAAACGTCCAGTCCGCTCCGCTCTTGTCAAGGACGATACGGAAGAACTTATCAATATCAGTGTCTTTGTATCCTGCTTTCATGAGGAGGATATGGTGCTCCACAGCCTCGTCTATTTGGCTCATAATCGCTGTTTTGCCGTCAAATGATATAAGTACGAGCAGCGGCTCGTCGGCTCTCACAGCCGCATTTACGCTCTCATCTGAGGGGTATCTGATTATATTCATTCATTTGCTCCTTCCCTTTTCTTGAATCAATGAAGTTGCCGATTCTTCTGTAAATTCCTCCAACAATCCCCTGGTGCTCCAGTGTCGGTGCGGCGAGAGCTATGATTTCTCCATTCATCAGCTCATAGCGTTCAGAATTGCTCTCTTCTGGGTGCAGAGCGAAAAACTCCTCTGCGGTATAATGTTTTCCTACTGGGAACGGCATTGTTATTCCTCCTTATTTTGCTTGCAGGATTTGGGCTTTGTGATTTTATTAATCATTCCGTCAATATGTTCATGTAAATCAGATTTAATGGTTGCTCCCATTGGAGCGAGGATAACATCAATTCCCTCTCTTCGAGCTTGCTTTGCGGCAGGAACAAAGTCGCTGTCACCTGAAATAAGTATTATTTGCTGAACCTGTTTTTTTTAAAGCCATTGAGATTATATCAACACCTATTCTCATATCAACGCCTTTTTGCTCAACTTTAAATTGGAAATCTTCTTCTTTTAAATCTGCAACATCTATCTCACCTCGCATTAGACTTCTTGTAGCCTTTTGACTTAAGGCGTATTGTGCGGTGCTTTCTGAAAGCTGTCCTAATCTCACAGCAAACTTTCTCTTGCATTTCAATTCTTCAAAAAAATCTGTCGCCCATTTATAATCGGCTGTTTTACCTAAATCAACAGTTTTGTTTAATAGTGGATGAAAAACTTTCTTGTTAATTGGCGGGCAATCGTAATAAAATATTCGGTAAAGCTTTCTGCGTTCGGTTCTGTCATGCAGAAGGCTCATACAGTAATCACTCAGTTCATTGGCTCTGTCGGCAGGATCTTTCTCACCCCAGTGATAGTAGGCTCTCTTTCTGTAAAATCCGCCGTCCACCAATATTGCAGTTGTCACTTCAAATTTGTTGTGCTCTCTAATTTTTTTCACTTCCTTAAAAAACTAAAAGCCCTCGGGGTCGTCACTTCCCTTATGGTGGGAGGATTACTGCCGAAGGCTTACTATCAAATATATGTGATTCAATCACAACTACATTATATGCTATCTTCGGCAAAAAGTCAACTTTAATTAAAAATGTTAAACGCAAAACTGTAGGGTTGCACAAAAATGTGCATTGATTTCTATGTATCATTACAATATTTCAACTCACACGCCTCATGCGAGGCGTGACATTGAAAAGGAAACGCTTTGGTACAGAGGAAATAATTTCAACTCACACGCACCTCGTGGGGAGGTGGGACATTGTCAGCCTATGATGCGTGGATTAAATACGCACCTTATTTGTTTTCGCTTTTTTCTGCAATTTCCACTAATCTTCTCATTCTACTTGCAATTTCATCAACTTTGGCTGATATATGCACAACCGATAAAATAAGAATAATAGATATAATCGCAAGTAATATAAGAATTATAATTTCTGGTGCCATTAATTTCACCTCCTTTTTCAGAGAAAATTCTAAATTATCAACAGGATATTGTATCTTCGTTTTCGCCGTTGACAATTTCTAACAGTTCATTTACCGATATTTCTTTTTTAGTCGCTATAATGTAAATGAACAACTTACCCGCTGCGAAACTATCATAAACAGCGTTATGGGCATCAGATATAAAAACTTGTGCAGATTCACATATGTCCGCCAATTTATAACTGCTTTTGCCCTTCAAAAATTTTCGTGACAGGCGAAGCGTATCATAAATGGCTTTGTCTTTAATTGAATCCAAACCGTTTACATATAGATGTTTTACATCAAACGGAGCATTATGGGCAACAAGCGGGAGATCTTCTATGAAGTCATTAAAGCTATCTATAACTTGGTAAAACTTCGGGGCATTTTCCACCATTTCATCTGTTATCCCGTTAATATCGGTTATTTCTTCTGGGATAGGTTTTCTCGGTTTAATATAAGTGTTGAATTTTTCTACAGGCAGGAAATTTTTAAATTTAATTGCAGAAAGCTGAATAACATCATTGCCGCCTGTTTTTAACCCTGTTGTCTCGGTATCAAATGCAATAAAATCTTTAATGGATTTGAGCGAAGTAGATTTAATAATACTTTTATACTCTTTATCTTCAATATCCAACTGCTTGTTGCGATTTTTCCTTTCACCGCTCAGGGTAATTTTATATTCAGGAATAGAATCAACAGTTTCTTTAAACTTAATGCGATCTTCGGCTATAGATTCTTCGCGTTGCCGTATAAGACGTTCGTATCGTTCTTCTCTCTCTTGTTTTTCTAATTGTTCTTGCAAAATCCTTTTCCTGCGTGCCTCGTTTATTTCACCTTGCTTTTTTAGGTATTCCGCTCTCTCTTCGGCTTCACGTCTTTCACGTTCAACCTTTCTTTTATACTCCTTGAATTTAATTTCTTCTTCCTTTTTAGACTTTTGCTGATTTTCTTTTATGTTATATGCTAATCCACCAACTACTACTGCAATGAATATGACAATATATATGTAGCTCCCCATGATTTTTCCTCCAATATCCCTTTAATTTAGAAAAACTTCCGCTTGCTTTCGACTACCTTGCCGAATATACGGATACGGTTCTTCTCTTTCCCCTTAAATACTCTTGGCGGATAGTACGGATTTTGTGACACAAGCTGTATTGAATTATCATCAAATTTGACCTGCTTGACAACTCCGTCCTCTTCATCGACAATAACGACCGCATAATCACCGTTGTTAACCTGCTCCTGAACACGGACAAGAACAAGATCCCCCTCAATTATCAACGGCTCCATGCTGTTCCCGACTACCTTTAAATATACATAGTCATAGCCGTCATTTATATTTTCGGGAGATACAAGCTCGTAGCACTCTATATCTGTTTCAGCTAAACAGGTATATCCTGCGGCAACTCTGCCAATCACAGGTATTGGCACCATATTCTCGGGATTGTATGGGAGCGTGTTTTTTATGTTGCTTACACTGCTTTCTTCAATAAGATCTGATTTTTGAATTCCAAAATAAATAGATAACGCTTCTATTTTATCCATTCGCGGATATTTTTTCCCAGAAATCCACTCGCTAACAGTGGAATACTTAAATCCGAGATCATCACAAAGCTTTTTCCTATCAACTTTGTTTTTATTCATATAAAATGTGAGATTATTTGCGAAAACAATATTATTCTCCTTAGCCATAAAATCACCTCCATGCCTATATAATACACTAAAAGTGAAAAAATGTCAAGTTTTTTTAAAAAAACGCTTGACAATCTTGAAAAAGTGTGATATTATAAGATTACGCTAAAAGCGTAAGAAAAGGACGTGATAATATTGGGATAACGCTAAAAGCAGCAAGAGTTAATTGCGGCTTAAATCAGACAGAGGCAGCCAAATTAATAGGTGTGAGCAAAACAACGTTAAGCTCATGGGAAAATTACACAACATTTCCTACAGTTATTAATTTGCCTGCAATCGAAAAAACTTATAATGTCAAATATGATGACATTATTTTTTTACCATCAAATTACGCTTTAAGCGTAGCAAAGGAACAGGAATCAACTAACAGGAGGTAAACACGGAAACGCAAGAAAGGAGGTGAGGAAAATGAGACTAAAGCTTGAAGGTGCTGATGAGGTTCTTGCAAAAATTGCAAGAGCCAAAGAAATCACAAGAGAACTCAACGACATAGCGTATTCGCTTATGCCGCTCTTACAGATCGAATATGTTCCCGAGGAAAGCAAAGAGGAAAACAAGGAAAAGACCGAATAAAAAAGTAACCGTCCGTATTTGCGGTACGGACGGCTCACTCGTAGGTTATTCAGACTGCTTTAAGTACTTTACAATTTCGGTTTTGTAAGAGTTGAGAGCATAGAATACCTGCTTTGCCAGAATAGCGATATCTTCTTCTGCAACAGGCTTTTTTGAGCCTTCGGGATATTCTGGGCGAATCTGAGCAGAAAAATCGTCAGCTATTTCGGTAAGCTTTTTTTCAAGGTCGGAAACAGTCATATTGATCACCTCCTCTCTGCTCAAATTATAGCAGAGAAGAAAGGCAAAAGTCAAGAAAGGTCGTGATTGCCGCTGATGCAGGAATCAGTCTGCAAGCTGTTACAGTTTCTTCATTGGCGGCAGTTAAACCATAGCAGTAGGAAAGCCTATGAAAAAAATAAAAAAAGCTTACAAGAAAGGGGTGAGACCGACATGATTGACTTAGAAGTCAATAAGATTTTTACTGAAGAAATACTTCCTCTCGTTACAAAAGCATTTTCATCAATAACGGCAGAACTTGCGCAAGGCAGAATATTTCGATGAACTGGTTGACCGTAATCTTCTGACGAACATCAGGGACACGGCAAAGGAACTGAAAGTCAAGCAGAAAGATTTTGTAAACTTTTTACTTGACAAGAAGTATCTTTATCGCGATAAGAGCGGAAAGCTTCTGCCATATGCAAAGCACGCGGATTCCGGACTTTTCGAGCTGAAAGAGTTCGTCAACGACAAAACCGGATTTTCATCAACACAGACATTAGTGACGCCCAAGGGAAAGGAAACATTCAGGTTATTGATAGTGGCGTAGAAAGGAGATGATTTCATGCCCGAACCAAGAGCAAGCACAGCTCCCGAAAACTTTCAGCGAAGTTACGCTGAGCTCTCTGAATCGAACAAGGCACTTATAAGTGCGATGCTAAATATGAGTTTCGCATTGCTTCAAAGCGTCCAGCAGGTTCAAAATTCACAGGACAAACATTAAATAAGCCGTGTCGAATAATATATAATGAGGTGATATTATGGCAAAAGAGTTAAAGGTTGTAAGCTATGTAAAGGGCAAGGACGGCGAGCGTATACCGCTTGACAGTTTAAGCGACGAGCAGCGTTCGGAATACGCGGCAAAGATCAGAGAGTCGGTGGCTAATTCCATTAGCCAGTATCTTTCAGAACATCCGGAAGAAATACCGAGTTTCATACGAGCTGCTGAGAGCAGCAGAGAGGAGATTCAGAAATGAACACATTAACCACAATAGCGATCGTAGCCGCAGCCGCGCTGATAGCCTACGCGGTGCAGGAGACGTGCGAGCTGGTACATAAGTACAACGTATGGGCGACCGAGAAAAGCCGCTCAGAGTGCCGCGCAAAGGCGTATAAAGAGGTCAGGGAGCGCAGAGCGATCGAAAAGAACCGCGAGGAAATCTATAGAGTGTGGGGGCAGATATGAAACCGACACTCTACGAAATGGCTGCGGCTGTGGCTATCAAGATACAGCAGATAGATTGCAGGGTCGAGCTCACGCCGGAGCAGGTTCTCCGCAAGGGTACGCCTGACTTTGTGAGGTTTATGTATGGGAAAATTTGCGAAGAGGGGGGTAAACAGCGATGAAAGTATTAGTTGCCTGCGAGGAATCGCAGACAGTCTGCAAGGCGTTCCGAGAGCGCGGGCATGAAGCGTATAGCTGTGATATACAGTCCTGTTCAGGCGGACACCCTGAATGGCACATATGCAATGATGTTCTGGATATCATCAACGGCAATACCGAGTTCTTCACCTGTGACGGCACACTGCATATTATAAACGCTTGGGATATGATTATTGCTCATCCGCCGTGTACATATTTATCCAATGTGGCTACGCGCCATTATAGCTTAAAATGTACGCCTGCCGAAAAGGTGGTTGAACGCATGAAGCATCGCGAAGAGGCAATCGTATTTTTCATGCAGATAGCGTTGGCAAATGTGCCCAAAGTTGTGATAGAAAATCCTATAGGGCGTATGAACACAGTGTTCAGAAAGGCAGATCAAATAATTCATCCGTATATGTTTTCAGACGGTCCAGAAGATACGGAGCAGTTTGTGACAAAAGCAACGTGTCTATGGCTGAAAGGGTTGCCTGTTTTACGTCCAACATATACAGGAGACAAGCCTGATAATGCCAAACTGTTCGGACGATATTCTAACGGTAAATCACGCACATGGGAAGAAACGAGGCGAGCCGGCAAGGAACGTGCCAAGGTCAGAAGCAAAACATTTACAGGCATAGCACAGGCTATGGCAGACCAGTGGGGGTGATTCCATGAGATACTGCAAATCATGTCAGAAGCTGATAATTGGCGAATGCCGCAGAGGCATAGGTTTTGCCTATCACATTTCCTGCTATATCAGGATCTTCGGCAAGGACTGGTTCACATGATACAAAAAAATAGCTGTACAAGCGTACAGCAAACAAAAAAATATTAACCACTGCTATTATAGCAGAACTGAAAGGAAAAGTCAAATGAATATAAAAGAAGGATGCTGTAAAGGCTAACGAACTGTTTGAGGGAACGCTTACAAATGTAAAGGAGGAGTAATAATGCCTGAAAAAACTCATTGGAAAAAGCTTACAAATCCGAATTATCTCGGAGATTATTCAATTCCCGAAGGACGTGACTTGATAGCAACAATAGATTATGTTGCTCAGGAGACTGTTGTCGGTGTAGGCGGCAAAAAGGAGGTCGAAATGGTAGCACATTTCTCTGACGGAAACAAGCCGATGATTCTCAACAAAACAAATATGAAGATGATTCAGAAAATCTACAAAACACCATATCTTGAGGATTGGAAAGGCAGAGCAATTGCTATTTATTACGATAGCACGATTAAATTCGGACGTGAAACTGTTGGCGGTCTCAGAATTCGCCCTTTCATTCCGCAGCAGCAGAAGGTTACGCTGAAATGTTGCGACTGCGGAAATGCTATCACAGCAGCCTCAGGCAAGAGCGCGGAGTGGGTATCAAATTATACACATCAGAATTACGGAAAAGAGCTGTGTGCTGAGTGTGCGGCAAAATTAAAAGCTAAGCAGGAAGCGAACAAAGCTCCGAATCCGTTACAATAAGGAGAAGTAAAAATGAGAACTACAAAAATTAAGATCAGAAATCTTTTCGGCATTACTGAGACAGAACTTGACGGACGCTCTGTTGAGCTGACAGGTTCAAATGGAGTTGGAAAAACATCAGTTATTGATGCTTTCCGATACGCTCTCACGAATAAATCTGACAGAAAAGTCATTGTACGTCAGGGGGAGAAAGAGGGCGAAATCCTGATTGAAACTGACACAGGAATGAGCATTAGCAGAAAAAAGAGAATTGAGCAGTCTGATTATAAGTCTGTAAAGGAAAACGGACGCGAGATAATGGCTCCTGAAAATTTCCTCAAGACCTTGTTCACACCGCTCCAACTTGACCCTGTTGCGTTCACGCTGATGGATGAGAAGTCAAAGAACCGTGCAATTCTTGACCTCGTTGAATTTGACTGGGATTTGAATTACATAAACGAACAGTTCGGTGAGATTCCTTCATGGGTAAACTATGATCAGAATATTCTTGAAGTTCTGAGCGATATGCAGTCCGAAAATGGTGAGTGGTTCAAGAGCAGGCAGAATCTGAACAGGGATATTCGCAACAAGCAGGCATTTATCGCTGATATTGCAAAGGATATCCCCGATAACTATGATGCGGAAAAGTGGGATAGTTACGATTTGGGCGCGACATACAAGAAGTTGGAACAGATTAAAGAACATAATAACCGTATTGAGCGTGCGAAAATATTCCGCAGCAGTTATGACAGTAAACTGAGAAAGCTCGAAGCGGACAGAATGATTGAAATTTCCGCTGAAGAAAAAGCTATTGCCTCAGAACGTGAATCACTTCTTTCGGGTATCGAGCGAATGAAAGCGCAAATCAAAGCGGATGAGGACAAGCTCGCCGCACTGTCGGGAAAACTGGACGATAAAAAGGCACTTGCGGAAAGCAGATTTAACGAAGCTAAGGCAAAGCTTGATGCAGATATGAGCGTTGCTGATGAGTATATGGACAAGCAGCCGTTTGATTGCACAGAATTACAAAGCGAAGTTTCAAACGCTGAGGCGATGAAACAGCATCTTAATGAGTACCGCAGAATGAGACAAATGCAGGAAGAACTTGAGCAGCTTACAGCTAAGGCGGAGGCTTACACGAAAAAGATCGAACTTGCAAGAACACTTCCGGGAATCATTCTTGAAACAGCTCAGATTCCGATTGAGGGATTTACAGTTGAAAATGGTGTTCCACTCATACACGGATTACCTGTAACTAATCTTAGCGAGGGAGAACAGCTCAGTTTGTGCGTAGACGTGGCTATTTCGAAGCCTAACGGCTTGCAGGTCATTCTTATCGATGGAACGGAAAAGCTCACTACAGCGAATCGTGAGCGCTTATACAGCAAGTGCCGTGAAAAGGGCATACAGTTTATTGCTACACGCACAACTGATTCCGATACAATGGAGGTAAACTATTTATGATACCTCATTCGCTTACAAACGAGAATTATTTTTCCACTGAAAACAATATGAAATACATGGGCAGTTCTCAGTTTAAGTCGTTTCTCAAATGTGAGGCTTCCGCTTTGGCGGAGCTTCACGGCGAGTATAAGCGAGAGATCACGGACGCACTTCTCATAGGCTCTTATGTTGATGCTCATTATGAGGGTACACTTGATATTTTCAAGGCGAAACATCCTGAGATATTTATGAAAAACGGAGAGCTGAAAGCACAGTATCGTTACGCTGAGTATATGATACAGCGTGCAGAACGCGACGAACTATTCTCTGCTTATATGTCAGGGGAAAAGCAGAAGATTATGGTAGGCACAATTGCGGGTGTAAAGTTTAAAATCAAAATCGACAGTTATCATCCAAACTGTATTGTCGATTTAAAATGCGTCAAGGATTTTGGCAGCATATATAATGCTGAAAAGGGTGTAAGACAGCATTTTATCGACTACTGGGGATATAACATTCAAGGTGCGATTTACCGAGAAATTGTACGTCAGAACACGGACAAATCATTGCCTTTTTATATCGCTGCAATAACAAAAGAAAAGCCTGAACCTGCTTTGAGATTGTATTGGATCCCTGACGAGGAACTTGATTCTGCTCTTGAAACGGTTCAAAGCCTTGCGCCGAGATTTCAGGGAATAAAGGAGAGTAGATTGACACCTACGCGATGCGGAGAATGCCCGCATTGCCGATTTACAGAGGTTTTAACCGAACCGATTAACTATAAGGACGAATGCGAGGTATACGAAGTTGAGTGAGAAAAGTGACTTTATGAAAGCAGTAACGATTCTGATCGACACAAGAGAACAGGTAAATAATCATATTGTTGAGGTTCTTGATAATCTCGGAATTATGCACGAAAGCCAAAAGCTTGATTTCGGCGACTACAGTTTTAAGGTAGGAGATAAGACCTTTTCTGTTGCTTGCGTAATAGAACGCAAGGCGAATATTGATGAACTTTACGGAAATGTCACAACGGACCGAGAACGAATTGAAAAAGAGCTTGAAACAATTGCAAGAAATGCACGTCAATGTACATTGCTTCTTGAAGATTGTCCCGGCTGGGAAAGTCTCAAAGGGTATGAGATCCCCGAGTTAAAGGCAGACAAACAAGGGCGCAAGGTGCGAAATATAGGTGCAACCGTATATTCTACGCTGCAAGCATGGAAATGCGGAAACAGGTATGATTTTGAAGTTAAGTTCGTTGCTGATAAAAAACAGTCAGCATTAAAAATACTGGAGATATTTTTTTGGTACTGGCATAACTACAAAAAGCAGACAGCCCCGAGGAAGTAATTGTGGGGAAGCGTGATTCAATGTGGAATGCTAATAATCCATACGGCTACAAGATCAATGTTAATCACCCTGATGTGAGACCGTTTTATGATTACTATAAAAGCAAACTCGGGTTGAAAATTCTTTCAGATAGTCAAAGGTTAACATTTGAAACACTATTTTTGCGGATGCAGGAAAGGAAAAAATCATGAATAAAGTAATATTGCTCGGCAGACTTACCGCAGATCCCGAGTTAAGAACAACGAACAGCGGATTGTCAACGTGCCGGTTTACAGTTGCTGTTAACCGAAGATTTGCGGATAAGCAAAGTGGAGAGCATAAGGCGGATTTTATTGTTTGTGTCGCGTGGCGCAAAACAGCGGAGATCGTTGCTAATTACTTCTGCAAGGGCAAACAGATTTCCCTTGAAGGTACGATTCAGACGGGCAGCTATCAGGACAGAAATCATTCTGATGTTACGCACTACACAACAGAAGTTATTGTTGAGAATGTTGAATTCGTAGGAAGTAAAAATACAGATAATGATAATTCTTACAACAACAGTTCTCCGCCGCCTGTATCGCCTGATACCAACAACAGCGCAGGCAGCGGCAGTGTATCGTGCAATGATCTTAGCGCATTTGAAGAAATTCTTTCAGACGAAGAAGTCCCATTTTGATTGAGTAGGTGATATTTTTGGCATCAGCAAAGAGCTTTATGCTTTATTTTGACAACAGAGAACAATTTGAAATGATGAGCGATGCACAAGCAGGAGAGTTGATAAAAGCCCTCTTTGCTTTTGCTGAAACAGGCGAAGCCCCCGAACTTTCAGACGGTATGGTGAAAATAGCGTTCAGTTTCATTTCCTCTCAGATATCTCGAGATACCGAAAAATATGAGAATATCTGTAAAAAACGCGCTGAAAGTGTAAAAAAGCGCTGGGATAAAAGCAATTCCAAAGATACAAACGAAACTAAAGATTCAAGCGAGTGCAAAAGTACTATTTGTAATACAAACGATACAAATGAATACAAATGTAAAATTTGTAATACAAACGATAGTTATACAGATACAGATAAAGATACAGATAAAGATACAGATAAAGATACAGATAAAGATACAGATAAAGATACAGATAAAGAT